AGAACGAACTGTCGCGTAAAATCGACATTTCGCCATGCAAATACACGACGCGTAAGGCATGGATTGAAAAGATTGTGAAGGATATGCTGATCGGCGGCAATTCGTTCTGCATGCCCCATTATTCCGGCACACTGCTGGACGATATAGAACCGCTTCCAGCTTCCAGCGTGTCCATCATGGATCATGAATACGGATACCATACGATGATACGCGGGACGCGGTTTGAGCCTGATGAGGTTTTGCATTTTGTGTATAATCCCGATCCTGACATGCCGTGGCGCGGGCGCGGGCATATCGTCCTGCTGAAAGCGGTTGCAAAGCAGCTTGCACAGGCACGAAAGACATCCGCTGCGCTGATGGAAAGCCCTTCGCCGTCACTGGTCGTGAAGGTGGACGGTCTGAACGAGGACTTCGCATCCAAGGAAGGACGCAAAAAGCTGGGAGAACAGTACCTTGATAGCTCTGAGGGCGGTAGGCCGTGGTTTATTCCGGCAGAAGCGTTTGAACTGGAACAGGTGAAGCCGCTGAATTTGAACGATTTAGCGATTATAGACAGCATCACATTGGACAAGCGGACGGCTGCGGCGATCATCGGCGTACCGTCCTTTGTTGTGGGCGCGGGCGAATTTAATGCAGATGAGCACAACAATTTCATTCGTTCTGTAGTGTTACCGATAGCACGACTAATCGAACAGGAATTGACGCGCAAACTGCTGATTTCGCCGAATTGGTATTTCAGATTCAACCCGCGTTCACTGTATGCGTACTCCATCACGGAACTTGCTGAAGTGAACTGTAACATGGTCGACCGAGCGATCATTGACAGGAATGAGGCTAGGGACGCGCTGGGATACAATCCGCGTGAGGGGCTTTCCGATTTGGCCATATTGGAAAATTACATCCCTTACACAAAAATTGGAGATCAAAAAAAGCTGAAAGGAGGGGATGGAAGTGGAACGAAGAAGCAGCAAAGCAAGTGAGTTTAGGGCTGCGGATGTGGATGGATCTCCGCAAATCGAAGCATATTTTGCGGTATTCAACGACATCTATGAGATGTATCCCGGCGGAACAGAGAGCATTGACCCGCATGCGTTTGACGATGCGCTGTCGGATGATATCCGCTGCCTGATCGATCACGATACAACACTGGTGCTTGGTCGCACCAAGGTTGGAACGCTTGTGCTTTCGGTTGATAATTACGGTCTAAAGGGCGTTGTGAAGATCAACCCAGATGATACGGACGCAATGAACCTGTATGCGCGCGTAAAACGCGGGGATGTATCGCAGTGTTCTTTCGGGTTCGATATCATTAGGGATGAACTTGAAAGCCGCCCGGATGGCACATATCACTGGATTATCAAGGCCGTGAAGCTGTACGAAGTTTCCATTGTGACCTTCCCGGCCTACGAAAGAACGGAAGCCGAAGCGCGTGACAGGCGCGCAGGACAAGCCTTTGAGGTTTGGAAAAAGAGAATGAAAGAGAGGATTACCCATGGCACTGAAACAGTTGCTTAAACGGTCGCAGCTTGCGGCCGCACAAGCCGAATCGAACAAGCACAAGGAACAGCGCGCCGCACTTGATGAGCGGCGTTCTTCTTTGCAGAAACGCGAAGCAGATGCGGCGGCGGCATTGGAAGAACTGACCGCAGAATCTACGCCTGAAGAACGCGCAGCGGTAGAGGCGGAAGTTGCGGCCATTGAGGCCGAGACCGCGGCCCTTAATTCCGATGAACAGGCGTACGAAGCAGAGCAGGCGCGTCTTGACGGCATTGTGGCAGACATCGAGAAGGAAATCAAAGAACTGGACGAGCGCAGCGCGACGCCCCAAAAGAAACCCAATGAAAAACCCGTAGAAAGAAAGGATGATAAGATCATGGAAACCCGCACTAAATTTTTCGGCATGACGAATGAGCAGCGCGGCGCATTCTTTGCGCGTGACGATGTGAAGGGATTCATCGGCGCAATCCGTACGGCATGTCAGTCCCGCGCAATCAGCGGCGGCAAATTGACCATCCCGGAAACGATGCTTGAAATCATCCGGGACAACCTGGGCGAATACTCCAAACTGTCCAAGTTTGTGACTGTTCGCCGTGTAAACGGCACTACGCGCCAGAACATCATGGGCACTATGCCGGAAGGTATCTGGATGGAGGCGACAGGCGCGCTGAATGAGCTTGACCTGTCCTTGAATCAGGTTACGGTAGACGGTTATATGGTCGGTGGGTTCATTCCCGTGCATAATACCCTGCTGGACGACAGCGACCTGAACCTTGGCGCTGAGATCATGCGCGCGCTTGCGTATGCGATTGGCAGCGGCGTGGATTGGGCAATCCTGTTCGGTACTGGCTCCAACATGCCTATCGGTATTGCAACGCGCCTTGCGCAGACCACAAAGCCCAGCGGATGGAGCGATAACGCGCCCGAGTGGAAAGACCTGCACACTTCCAACATCAAGAAGCTTAACATTGCAACGTCCACGGGTGCGGCGTTCTTTGCTTCCTTGATTGAAGCACTTGGCATCGCAATCCCGAAGTACAGCAATGGGCGCGCGTTCTGGGTGATGAACCGCAAGACGCACATTAAGCTGATGACAAAGGCGCTGGAGTTCAACGCGGCTGCTGCGCTTGTGGCCGGCATGAACAACACCATGCCTGTAATCGGCGGTGAAATCGTCGAGTTCGAGGATGATAAGATCGCCGATAACGAGATCATCGGCGGTTACGGATCTGTGTATCTGCTCGCAGAGCGCGGCGGCGCTGAAATCACATCTTCCGAGCATGTAAGGTTCCTTGAAAACCAGACCTTGTATAAGGGCTACGCCCGTTATGATGGCATTCCTGTATTCGGAGAAGCGTTTGTTATGGTGAACTTTGCAAACACCGATGTAACCACGACCCGTACATTCCCTGTGGATTATGCCAACGCTGAAATCGGTACGCTTGGCGTAACCGCAGCTGCTGGCACTGCATCTGGTGATACTGTCCTTACC